CTAGGGTTGAAGTAGTTACCCTAGCCGACGTGGTTAGTGCACAAATTTGTGCCAAACACAGGAATATTCGTCACCAAAATGTTGGTCGAATAGTGGGTGTTTCAATGGCACAATTTCCGTCAGGCCATCAAAATAGGCCTCCAACTCTAACTGTTCATCAACAGTATAACCAAACATTCGCTCATATTTCACACGAGCTTCAATGGTTATCGGTGAGTCAGTCAGTGCTGAGAAGTCGTTCACGGATAGTTCCTCCCAGTTAACAAATCCGCGGAACATCTTCTCTAACCACCACACGGAGCCCTCAAAACGGGCCATAACGCCCTCAGTAACCCTCATACCATATAAGGCGAGGGAACGAAGAATAGGGCAACCAGGCAACTGAACTGCTAGGGACAAGGCCTTAGCTCTCAGAAGAGCTTTCAATATTTTCGGCCTTGACACATGAGCCAGACCAGTCCATCCAAAATTCATAATGAATTTAGAAGGTTCGGCCAAATTCAAAAATTGACCAGGGACGTAGGTAAGATGACAGAACAAAGCTTCTGATATATCATCAGCAAGCTCAATCCTTAACTTAAAGCCCAAAGCATTCGCAAATGCGGGCGAAGGAACTGTTCTTGTACAACCTACCCCATCATCGCCTTCGACTTTCACATTTGGATGATCGTCATCCAGCATCAAGACCATCATCATCATGTTCGTAAATGATGACCCTAATGCAGTATTCGAGTCGCCTGACATACGGCCAGTCACCTCAGCAACAATAAGCTTGTTTTTGAGGTATTGTTTCTGGCATAATACCCGCCTGAGTATGCTGATAAATCTATTACCTTCTGGCAGCAACTGAACCATATGTTCATAAAGCTGCATTTCAAAGGCTTCCATGACTGCGGGGACAAACGACCCCTCAAAAGAGGTATAGTCTGTTGTCCACACTAAGCCACCGCCGCGTAGCTTTTCAAGTTCCTTGGGCCGCTCCATAACTGGAACATGTTTCACAAAACACTCCAGCTTGTACACCTCTTCCTCAATGGCATGGAAGTAAGGTGCGACAAACCCAAGAAATTCATCACCGCGCGGCATAATATATCGTGCAGCCTTAAAGAGCGGCCCATTGGCCACAGGATAAGGTTCCGACTTCAAGAATGGCTTGATTTGGACTTTCCGTCTTTCCCGGAAGTCACCATCGTACTGAGAACAGGCTTTCCTGATCTGTTCTTTCCGACTCTGGTTATAATGGGATTGAGCCAGCCAACCCTCGAGACTAACATCGGTCTCTGGGCTTAGTGGCTGGAGATTCTCCTTCAACCAGCGAGCAACCCGTATCCTTGCCACTTCCAAAGCAGCAGGATCGGGTTCAGGCATTCGGCTTCCAATACGCTTAGTAAACCCAATCAGCATATTTCTCTCGCTCCATAGATCTGGGACCGGCATGACGTTAAACATACAATGTGCACCCAGACTCCAACGCACATCGTTAACGAGAGGGGCTGTTCTTTTTACATGGATACTCGCCCCTACTTTGAGTAATCCAGTTCCCCGGTCAACGGGGACATCGTCGGGTGTGTAGCCCCGTAGGGCCACACCCGTCGGGGGGTTTAGTTTAGGCGCGCCCCCGCCGCCACGCCGCGGAAAAAATTCCCACAAATAAGGGAACACACCTCAAAGGTGCCTTTCCGGGCGCGCGGGGCGAATTCAGCATTCATAACAACGCCAGAACAACCCCTCAAGATGATGTCATTCGCAACTGCCGGATCCCACTTCAGGTAATTCCGGGCAGCCACCTCCGCCAGGCAGACTTCCGAGACAAGAGGGATAGCATCAACATAACCCCTCAAACGATTCCCGCCTGCGGGATGTGCAACAACCGTCCTGCCCCCACCATTTTCATACAGTTTCTCCACTGCAACCTTGCACAATTCGCAGTGAGGAGTAGTCACCGCTATCAGCCGGCCCATTCTCCAATAAGCCAGCTTAGGATTGGCGACCAGGGGCATAGAGGCTCTTTGATTCAAAAGTCTGACATCATCACGAATAGCAACGTCAACGGCAATCTCTGAACGCATCGCGAACGTACCCCTATACACAGGAAAGAGGGGCCGCTTAAGCAATCTTGTTCCGAGATTCCGATCAGACAACCACATTGGGAGGAACGCGACAGTCTTCACAACACGATCGAGGACAGTCTCCAAATGAGAAATTTCGAGACTCACATACAAACACGGGGAATAATCCTGGTTAACGTGGGTCGTCGGGCACTGTTGCAGTGCTGACAACCTCCTCGCTTTTTCGACCTCACCTTCATCCGCCCTGTCGAGCAACCTTAGTTCGCCTGTAACTAAGGGGACGGGAAGAGGAAGTAGGTGCAGACATTCCGTACGCCATTGAACGTAGTCCGCACGCACGGTTCCTAGTGTTGCCACCAAACGGTTGAGACCGCCTTGGGCCAGCCTAATCCCATGTGCAGCATGGGGTTTGCCGTCCTGAACCAACTTGTTGATTACTGTCAACATGGTCAATGCGGTTTGATGAAAT